CAAACTAGCTAACTCATCTATTATCGTCGTTTGTACCCTGTGTACTTTTTTCTATATCCAGTACGCTTGTACATCGGCTTTTTATAACTCTTCTTAAATTTAGGAATGTATTTACGCTTTGGAGTATAAGTACGCTTAAAATTATAACCTCTTCTTTTGACATAAGCCATTTTTTTTTTATTAAGCAAACTCTGTAACTACCATTCTACGCATTAAAGCAGCCAATGTTTCTTCATCCAACATTGGATACCACATCACTGGACTTAAATTCGAAGTAATCCAGATTTTTTTAGCTACCAAAGGTTTTGATGATCCCTTGACTTCCACTCGGACCGGATATCTGTCCAACCATCGTAAAAGATGGGAAACATCAATTCCTCCTCGAAATTCATCAATAACAACGTTTTCTTGAGCATGATAACCACACCAAAACTTTGTACGGGGATCCTTAGAATAAGCTTCCAAACCAGCTTCTTCCCATGCACGTCTACTTTTTCCACTACCTGTCTTTCCCCAGAACACCACACATTCACGTTCCATTCCTCTAGTCTCTGAATAATCTGCGCTAATCGTACGAAGGGTCCGATAATTGACCACTCGTACGTTAGCCGGTATTCCTGAAAAATCTCCGGACTTGGCGGCGGACCACACGGACTCCCATTCAACTTTCGAGTTTCTGCAGAAGGACTTGATTCCGAGCTCAAACTCGGTTCCCGGAACACGAGTTTCTTCTTTTTGGCAATAGGTGTCGGCGGCGGAAGATCTCGAGAGTTCTGCATGAACGTCTCCGAAAACGGCTCTGACTCCGTTGAGAGATTGTTTTTGCTTGAATCCAACCATAACTTGCCAATGGCAGTATCCACTTTGCTCTCCTCTTTCCAATTGGCCAACGATGTAGGCACATTGTGGTGGAAGATAGGGCGTGAATCCATGTTGAGGGATGGTCAGTATCCAAAATATTCCTTGTCTTCTTACCATACTTATTTTGCTCCTTTTATAGATTTTATATATGAAACTTTTAATTGGGACCCGAAATGACACGCCGCGTTAAGCCATGCCACACCATCCCTTAACGCGTGGTCCCCCCTCTTATCCTCTCAGGCTAATTAACTATCTCAAGTATAGATAACTTTTTTTTTTTATTTTTTTTTATTTTGCTCATGCAACAAGTTGCATTCGGGATAGGTTGTAACTTTTTTTTTATTAGAGGGGGGACGGACCCTAGATGGTCACGTGGGTGAGAATTGAGAACCGCTACCAGTAAGTAATACAGGGAGCGATTCTCAATTCCACCACGTGACTATGGGGCATTATTAATATTAGATGCTTGATATCCTGGTTGAATATTTGGACTATTAGTAGTAGTCATATCAGCACCAGCAATATGTTGACATTCATAAGAAATAGTAATTTGATTAGTACTACCAGAATTCAACTCTTCTTCAAGTATAACCATCTGAGATTTACCATAAACTCGATTAATTTGACCTTCTTGATTAATACGTAACTTAAACAACACATTTCCATAATATCCACTAACATCACATCCAATTGTCATTGATTTCAATGCACCTGGATTCAATCGTGTATATCCAGATTTCACTACTCCTTGAAAAGCATTCTTAACAGGTACTTCTCTAAAAGCAGTAGGATCACTACCAGGTAATTGATTTGCTCTTACTAAAATAATTCCTTCCGGTCTCATATAATTTAATGAATCAGGCGAAGCAGCTTTCAACTTTGGTACACCAAGTGAAAACTCAAACACAGGACCTTTCAATGGTTGAGCATCAACTTCTGTAGTATTATTAGCACCAGATGCAGACTTTGTTCTATTCTGGATAACCATATGACTAGACATCGCAACAGAAAGAATCTCTTTTGCTAAATCCATTTGATACTGCAATCTAAAATTATCTCCTTGTTTTGTATACAATATAACTTTAGTAAGATTATTAACATTATCACTTTGCATTGCTTCCAATATATTATCCAACAATACAAATCCATTTTGATTATGAGTTAATAAATTATTCAATCCATAATCATTAGGAATTTCATGAGATAATTTATTCTCAGTTCCATCAGAATCTTTAAGACAATAAACTATAATAAACCCTGCAGGACCTGAATTAGGATCTGCTGCAATTAAAGGCAACTCTTCATAAATTGTAGTAGGATTAAATTTAACTCCAACTCTAAACAACTTTCTCAACAATGCTAACCCTACAGCACGTGAAATACACGTTCGACTATAAGTAGAATGACCCATGTATACACAATCAGGATCAGCCACACTTCCATAAGTTTCTTCAATATAAACAGCACCTTTCTTTTGATACTTATCTCTAAGACCTTTTTGACTAGCCTTTGCACTTAAAGCAAACTTTCCTTGATAAGTTCCAGGCATTAAATGTCCAATTAATTTATTTTGGGTAAGATTATCATCCATAACATCTTCCAGATCAGGAGCAGCAGCACGGGCACCTAATGTACCACCTATTATAGCACCAGGTACATTCATTTGTATAAACCCAAGAGCAGCACCAGAAGCACCGGCAACAGCTTGCTTACCGAACTCTCCCCAAGTACGTTCCCTTTGGGGATTTTCATTATAATCACCAGTACCAAACAGACCTAATTTATCCATCATACTTTTATGACCAAATAGATTATCAATCACTGTTTTATGCTCTCTTGTAGTCTGTTTACTTGTATTCTTCCAGTAATCTTGTTCATAATCATATTGATGATCCTTACGATACTTTTCTTTTTTCTTACGTTTTCTAAACTCAAAGGCAGACTCATCAGATTTTCTTTTCATAGTATTTTATTAAGCAAACTAGCTAACTCATCTATTATCGTCGTTTGTACCCTGTGTACTTTTTTCTATATCCAGT